TTATTTCGTATCGGGTCATCAAAAGAAGAAATAATAAATCTAATAAATAAAATAAAATGAAAATTAAATTGGAATATGTTTGGTTAGACGGATATAAACCTGAGCCTAACCTGAGAAGTAAAGTTAAAATTGTAGAATATAATTCAGTTAAAAACGCGTTTTTAGATGGGAACTTTCCTATTTGGAACTTTGATGGTTCGTCTACAAATCAAGCGGAAACTGGTAATTCTGATCGTTTATTAAAACCTGTCAGACATTATGCTTCCGAGATTTTGTCTACAATTTATGTTTTATGTGAAGTATTAAACCCAGATGGTACACCACATGAATCAAATAAAAGATCTCAAATTACTGATGGATATGACGATCTTTGGTTTGGATTTGAACAAGAATATTTTATCCGTGAAGAGATCAACGGAAACATTTTAGGACACAAAAGAAACATTCTTAAAGGACAAGGTGAATACTATTGTGGTGTTGGTCATAGTGTTGTTGGTCGTCAGTTTGTTGAAGAGCATTTGAATATGTGTTTAAACTATGGAATTGATATTACTGGAACAAACGCCGAAGTGGCTTTAGGTCAATGGGAATACCAAGTCTTCTCAAAAGGAAAATTAAAGGGAGGAGATGACCTTTGGATGACCAGATATTTCTTACTTAAAACCGCTGAAAAATACGGATATCACATTGAACTTCACCCAAAACCATTAACTCACGGTGAATGGAACGGATCAGGCCTACACACAAACTTCTCAACAGACATAATGAGAGATAATGGTAACGAAGAATACTTCATGGCACTATTCAATGCATTTGAATCAAGACATGATGATCATATCAAGGCTTACGGATCAAATAACAATTTGAGACTTACTGGTGAATATGAAACACAATCTATTGATAAGTTTAGTTGGGGGGTATCTGATCGTGGAGCATCGATTAGAGTTCCTCAGGATACAGCAAAAGAATGGAAAGGATATGTTGAAGATCGTAGACCTGGATCAAATGCGGACCCATACAAGATCATTCGTGAAATTGTTAAATCACTTGATGTTACACAACAAATATATGATACAAAACATATGATGACCTCATTTGTTGATATGGATGGTCTTACTGGAAAATACGGTACAATGTCTAATGATGAGTTATTAAAAGAATATAGAGAAGAAGAATAATGGATAAAGAATGCGTATGTGGTGGAACAGGACTTTGTCAGTGTCCACCAATTAAGATAGAACAAGTAAACCACCCAAAACATTACGGAGGTGAGGATAACCCATACGAGGCAATCAAAGTTATTGATGCTTGGGATTTAGGATTTAGTTTAGGAAATACAGTAAAATATATATCACGTGCAGGAAAAAAAGGAAAAGATAAAGAACTTGAAGATCTCAGAAAAGCCCTCTGGTACCTCCAACACCACATCGAAACACTCGAAAAATAAAACGGGGTTAGATAAAGAGATTAATGTTTGGGATGCTCTTACAACACCAAATGAGTTATTAAGAGAAACCCTCATTAACTTTATGTGGGGGTTTTTAGGAAACTCTATTGTTGTGTTTGCCGCAAAAGAACTGGACTTTTTGGTCCTTATAAATTATATTGTTTATTACATACTAATTTCTTATATTGTGAATAGGAAGAAATATGAAACCATGTTAGGTAAATTCATTATTCTTCCTGGATCTGCGGCAGCAGGGGCGTTTACAGGATATAAATTGGCTCAGATAATTTCAAATTTTATTTAGGTATGGAAAAGGAATGGAACCCAAACGACTTTCAAGGAAGGTCAAAAGAACAAGTAGAAAGGAACTATAGAGTTTTTGAGATTTTTTTGGGTTTAAGTTGGTTAGTAGGAACTGCTCTTGTCCTATTCAAATTAATTGATTACATTTTTTAATCTATAATAATATGAAATACTACAAAATTACCATAGGAGGTAAAGGTGCAGAAGTTTACCCCTTCCAATTGAACACAGAACAATATGAAGCTCTACGAGATGGTGGTGTTGAGCAAGATGAATTAGATCACGATCAGATCTGTAAAATTTTGGGGGTTGATACTTTTTTTGATTCACCAAACGAATCTATTATGGGGCCATATCCCGACGCATTCTTTGTGAGAGTTGAGGATGAGGAAGGGAATGTTGTTTATCAAAGTGAGGAATTTGATAACGAAAAAAGTGATTATGAAGAACAATATTGTGGTGAGGTTGCTTACCTAATCATCGAAGACTATTGTAAGGGAGAACATCTTGTTTACGATATTCCATTAGAAGAGGACTTCGAGATCGATAAGTTAAGATTCAAAGTTGATGACATTGGATGTAGAGTTGAGATAGTAAGTGGTATACTATACGAAGAAAAAGAATACAAAATATATAAATCATTTGGTGATACATCCAGTAAAGGATACTACTACCATTTAACAGCAGGAATTTAAAAATGATAGAGACAGGAAAAATAATAAATGGGGATTGTATTGAGGTAATGAAAACATTACCGGAAGGATCTGTAGATTTAGTGGTAACATCACCACCATACGGAGTTGGTATTGCTTACGATGTTCATGAAGATGACGTTGAGTTTAACGAGTATGTGGAGTTCGCAAAGTCTTGGTTATCTGAGGCCTATCGACTATTAAAAGATGATGGAAGAATTGCTCTTAACATTCCTTACGAAATCAATCGTCAAAAAAAAGGTGGACGTATTTTTTTTGTGTCGGAGATGTGGCAGATCATGAAAGAGATTGGTTATGGTTTCTTTGGTATTGTTGATCTTGAAGAACAATCACCACACAGAAGTAAAACCACTGCTTGGGGTTCTTGGATGAGCCCATCATCACCTTACATTTATAACCCAAAGGAATGTGTTATTTTGGCTTACAAAAACAAACACATTAAGAAAGTAAAAGGTCAACCTGAATGGACCGGTGAATTAACGGAAATTGAAAATGAAGATGGAACAAGAAGAAATAAAATGGTCTACCAAGAAAAAGATAAAAAAGAGTTTATGGAGCTTGTCTTTGGTCAGTGGAATTATTTTGCTGATACTAAATCTCTCACTAAGGCGACCTTCTCAATGGACATCCCGACCAAAGCGATCAAGATATTATCATACAAGAATGATGTAGTATTAGATCCATTTGCTGGTTCAGGAACAAGTATGGTTGCAGCTGAGATATTGGATAGAAGATGGTTAGGAATTGAATTATCACCAAACTATTGCGACGTTGCAAGAGGGAGAGTTCAATCTTTTGTTGATGAAAAAACAAAAGTAAAAATTGAAAGTGAGTGATATTTATATCATATGAAAAATTATTTAATCAACGAAAAACAACTTAAGAGAATTCTTGAACAAGTTGAGGACGAAGAAACCGATTCTAAAGATGAGGAAACTAATGATGAAAATGTAAGTGGTGGTTTTTTTGATGACATCGCAAAAAAACCTATAGATAGTAGTGATCCTTTAAAGATATTTTTTGATTCTTTAAATTAATTCAATCAAATCTTCTTCTTTAATATTGTATTTTTTACAAGTATTGGAAGGTAATTCTAAGATCATATCTCCTTCACCAGAATAGTGTTCGCAATCATCAGAATGACAAGGTTTACAATTATGATGTATTTTTGTTATTTTATTGTCATTTATATAAATTATATCTAAAGGGATAATACAGTTTTTCATCCAAAAAGAATGAGGTTCATTTTTCATTAGAAACAACATACCATCAAATGTATCATCGAATTTTTTATTCATCATACCTTGCTGAGTGTCTTTATCAGTAAAAACAGTTTTTAGGTTAAAAAGATTATTATTTATTTTTGCCTTCATATTTATAAATATCTATGAAAAAGTTTAGAAAAAGTTCTGGGGTTATTTTAAAACATGGTGATGAAGTTTTACTTTGTAAACGATCACCAAAAGAAACCTTACCAAATATATGGTCTATACCCGGAGGTGGTATAGAAAATGGTGAAACACCAGGTCAAGCGGCAATAAGAGAATTCCATGAGGAGACAAATATTGAAATTGGAACAGACTTAGATCTTGTTGGTATAATTGATAGTTTCAATGACGATGGCACCAAAAGAGGTATGATGTTTGTTTTCTTACAAAACATTAAAGAAAAAAAAGAACCTGACTTATCTGAAGCTTCACACGGACACGAACACACATCTTGTAGATATTTTAAATCTGAAGACATTCCTGCACAAAAAGGTAATGAACAACTTTACAAAATTTTAAAAAAAGTTTTCAAATAGGAGATTGGAACAAAAATTTTTATTATATTTGTAGAAATAATTACAGATGATAAAGACAACTTTAAATCACAACATTAAAATAATGAACGAAAAATTCGGAACTTTGCTTTCTGAATCATTCGTAGACCCAATCCAATTTAAGATCTTCTTGAAGATGGTAGATGGGGCGTTGAACTTAGGTGAGGATTTATCTTACTTTGATGGTAATACTTTCTTGGTTCACATACCAAATAAGATCCTCAAAGAGTCTGTTATTTTAACAAACGCAACTGAGATTAGTTTGGTAGAACAAGTTAGAAACAAAATTGAAAGTTTAGTATGATGAAGTCATTTGTATTTTTTTTATTGAGTAACATTTTATTAACTTCTTGTAT